GACTAATTGTAAAAGCTCCATCTGAACTATGATAATTAAAAAATCTATCTAAACTATAATTTACTGCTGCCCCAAAACCTGTAAATGAAGTCCCTCTCTGAGCCACTTGCATCGCCCCATTAATAATCAAATTCCTATGACTCAGAGCTCCACCTGTAGTAGAGAATACTGGATCGTATGGTGATGTTGTTGATGATACTTTGTCTACTCTTAATTCTGAAGGCATGATTATTCAGTTCCTTGAGATGATAAGAATGTTTGGTAATTATCTTTTACCTCTTGTGTCATAACCGCATTAAATTGGGCTAGGACTACTGGATCAGATATTGTGGAAACATCTGCATCTGGGTTAAGGACGTAACGATGAAAGTTTTGTGATAAAAAATTACCATCTTCAAGAACCTGAATTGCTTCACGAACCTGAAGAACATAATGATCTTGTACTCGTACAGACTCAATTTTGTCTGTTATTGTTTGTTTGGTTAATGCCATGTTGTTTTTTATGCAGATGTGTAAGTCATTGAAAATTCTATAAATGCACTAGAACCATCTTGGTTATCATTCGCAGTCATAAATAAATAAGTGCCATCGTTTCTAAAAGCTAGAACATTAGCATAAACAGTTCCTCCATTTAATCTAATACCCCATTGCCAACTATCAAAAGTACCATTAAAATTAAAATTATAGGCGGTCATTGATGCGTAAGCATTGTCTGCTTGAGCCGTAAACGGAAAATCATGAATATATAGTTCACCGCTTGCACCTGACCAAGAAGCAGGTAATAAACCCTTTACATAAACTAGATTACCTATCTTTGTATATTTACCTCTAGCACCAGTGTTGTATGACAAATTTCCACCAGAGGATGTCCATCGTGGAGTCCAAGTGCCCTCTTCGTAGTCATCGAGGGTGTTATGCGAACCAGTACCATCAGATTGTGCAGGAGTATTTGTAGTTGAAAAAGTAATCCCCTTTCCAGCTGCAGGAACTACATTTCCGTCTTTTAGTGAAAGACCATCAACAGTTACACCATTCGCAGACGTAACCTCGTTGATTGTGTTTACTTGTAGTACACTCATATAATATGCAATCTCCCCCCTGCTCCTGAAGCAGATACAACTACTGTTCCGTTTGTAATTTCCATTGGGCCTGGAATGACTATTGCTTTTCCATCGCCAATTGTTTGTGTTCCACCATCGTCTACTTTCCAATCCCAGGCAACCCCTTGATAACCTGTGACTGTAACTGCTGACCATGTAAGACTTCCAGTAGAATTACTTGCAGCCAATACCTGAGCGGCAGCTGGTCTTGTATTCGGCATGGTATACGTTGTACTACCAGAATTGAATATAGTAGTTCCAGTAAGATTGAACGTATCAGAATTATTTAGTTTCTCGTCTGTTACTGAATTATCAGCAAGACCATTTGTGTGTATTTGAGTTACTACTGGCATTGATTATTCTGGTTTAGTGGGCCATTCAACCCCTGTTAAATTTCCGTCTTCATCTAGACTAGGTGATGCAGTAGAAGGTAAGTCTCGTAAGGATTGTCTATAGGTTTGCCATTCAGTTGACATGGTTGGTGAATCTGAGAAAGACATCCAATCTGTTTCTGTTAGTTTCCTGTTTCTTTCTAATCGTAGTAACCGCATTGGTTCTGCGTTTTGAAGTTCTTTTATTTTTGCATCAATAGCACTTGTTTCTTCTTCAGTAGTTTCATGACCATCTTTCCACCTAACTTCTCCAAGCGCACTTACAAAGCTAGTCTTTTCAAGACCATATAATGATTGTACTGCGTTAATAGCGGTTATTTTATTTCTCATTAATGACCTCCTATCCTTATAGCACCATACGATCCCATTGGGGCACTAGCTTCTCCAAAGAAATTACCAGAACCATATATTGTTAAAGCATCATCAGCATCTAAAGGAATTGTAAAAATATTTGCACCTTGAGTTAGATAAGCTGTTTCTCCCGCATTTGATGAATAGGTTCTTATTTTACCTCCTGCCCTATTGTTTGCAGTGATATTAGAGTTGTCTGGATAATGTCCATTAACTAATAAAAAAAGTTCACAGGTAGTGTCAATATATCCATTATTATACAAACCAAACCATACTAAATATAGTCCAGCTTTTGCAACTTTAAACCTACCATATTGTGCCGTGCTTGAGACATGATAAGGATGTGTAATACCACTCCCTTTCCACAACTCAGTCCATATTGCGCTAGTGCTTACTAGACCACTATTAGTTATAGATGTGGCAGTAGTTAAAGCAAGTTGAATTGAATCTTCTATACGAATATCTTTGTGAGCATCATTAAATGCCACGTTAGCACCTAAAGTTCCTGCACTTATTGTCCCAGCATTTGCAATACCACCTGAAGCAGTAAATGCTCCTGTAGCAGTTGTAGTTCCAGATACAGTTAAATTTCCTGCAATCGTTGGATTGTTTTCTATTAATGCTCCTGTAATTGCATCATCAGCAACTTTTGCTGTGGTAACTGCATCATCAGCAATAAGAGTAGTTGGGATTTGTTCTGTAGCCATGTGATTCTGTTTTTAATCTCTAGATATATTTATACAGAAAACCTATCGTAGTTTAGACCCAGAGAATACTGAGTGTATCCTGAAAATTTGTGTTTCATTTGACCATCATGATATATACAAACGTCTTTTCCTTTGAGTTGAAAATCCTCTGCGACACCGATAGCTTTACGTTGATTATCAAATACTTCTTTATCCTCGGCAGTTTCAACAATCCAAGGTACTTGTGAATTTGTCATGTGGGAGACTCCAGTTAAGGTTATTAACAAAAACAATAAAACTATTTAGTCAATTAGAAAGTCGCAGATTGAAGTTTATGTGGATCTCCTACCAATCCCCTCATCATGACATTCCAGGCTACAGAATGCCTTGGTTCTCCACTGGTTGAAGACTCAACATAATGCTGTAACCATGATGGAAAGATTATCATTTGATTTGTTTCAGAGGGATATTGTAGTAAATTAGAATTGTTGGTTGTATTATACTTTATCTTTGGAGTCAGAACTCCTGCTTGTGGTCTTGGGTCTAAAAAATGTATCTTTGCATTATTATCTGACTGAGGATAGTATACACCACTCAATATATTATTGGAATGAGTGTGTGGTGCATGGTATTGGCCTAGACCAATGATGTTGGACCACATATTAGTTATCTCTAACTTCTCATAAAGATAAGATGAATCAGTCATATATTTTTCACATAACTCGATTACCCTATCACAAAGAGAACCATATACTGGATTTTCGTGCTGTAGAGGATGACTTTGCGTTGGCCCGTTGATATTTTTTATTGATAGGTTCTTTATATCTTTGTTGATATTATCAATGTCTCTTTTAGATAGGACATCTCCTGCTGTCATTATGAGAGTAGGAAATATTTTGTCGTATTTTGTTTCCATGATATTTTAGAATTGGTGGGGAGAGCTGGAGTCGAACCAGCACAGTGTTAAACGGCAGATTTACAGTCTGTTGAGCTCACCTATGCTCAGCCTCCCCAAATACAAAAGAGATGCAAATCCAGCGCCGAGACAAACGCAATATAACGGAGTCTCTTCCTATGGCACCTTCAATAAGCTGGTGACGAATCCAGCCGTGGTAGGTATTATTCAGTAGTCATCTGAATGCACTACACAACAACATCTCTCTGTTCCTACATATCACACAATTGTATGATATCTCGTTTCTTGTCTTCACCATTAATGGTTTCCAAAAGTTCATAGAACTCTTCTCGCTTACCATTCAATGCGTATTTCTGTAGGGTCTGTAGGGTTTCATGCTCATTAACGTGCTGTTTTTCTACAGACGTTTTACCAGGCACGTACCAACTGTTACGCTCCTGCCTGCTCAAGTTTCTTGCCATCAATTGTTACATATTGTGAATCGGTTTCAATCCAGACTCTTGCACCACATGACAAAGGTTTATCTGGAGAGTATACAACCTTACTAGGGCCACTGATATCAACCTCATGACCATAGGTATTTGATTTATAAGTTTTACAAGTAATTACTGGATCACGCTTTCCATGCTTCTTATTTGCACGGATAGTATGCATATTAATATGAATTTGTGCTTTCATGATTCAGAAGGGGAGACTCCATCCCCCCTTTCACAAAAGAGGATTATTTTTTACTATAGATTCCCCATAGAATCCACAACGCGGCCAAACCAACTAGACCTTCAGATCCTAATTTAGATACCAGTGAGACAACTGAACCAACAACGTCCACTGGCATAAATGGAACAGCAGCTCCAAAGATTATTTGAAGAACTACACCTAATGCGATAAGTGCGATTCCTAACTCTGTTAGACCTCTGATCCAACTTAAGGCTTTATCTAACATATTTTCCTCCGTTAAAGGGTTAATGGTTATATTTAGGAGAAGTGTTCGGGGGATGGTAGGACTCTGGATTACCTACAAGTTCGGGGTACTCACTCCAGCTTTGCTTTAGTGTCCCTCCCTGCCGTGTCCCACTCTGGATTGAGTGATGTGACTCCCTTACTGTTACCAGAAGGGTGGCCTCAGCTCCACCTGTGACACGCCGTTTTACATCAGTGGACGAAGATGTTATTCAACGCACATCCCTACAGTTAGGCCGTCACCTAACTGCATTTAAATTCTGAAAAATACTATAACATACTAATTATATAAAGTCAAGTCTTTTTTCGGTATTTCTTTGAGTGTTTCTACTGCAAGATCATGGCCGTCTTTTTTCAACTCTTCATTCAGAAGATTGATCTGGTCTTGATCTAATCTGAGTTTCAGTAGGGCATGCTTGATTCCCTTTTTGATACCTTTTCTATAGAATATGTTGGATACTGCTGTGATTGCAAGTAACCATCCAAGTATTTCAATCATGACAACTAGTATATAAGGTTAATTTGCAAAAGTCAAGTTAAAAAATTGGATCTCCAATTGCATCTTGATTATAATTTTTATCAACATAACCACCACCTCTATGCCTATCTTTTGCAAGATTTACATTTGGTTTTGCTTGCTTCTTTTTTAACTCATTTTCAATCCATGCTTTTGCGATTGGATTATTCACTGGTTTTCTCATTGCTCTCGATACAGTCTTTGCAACCATCTGCAATATATCTTTATCATCAGAAGAATCATTATTTGCAACCAACATTTTATTACCAAAGAACCTATGAAATTTTTGAAAATTCTTTTGTACATCACTCCACCCTTGTTTTGCAATATTTGGTGGGACTGATCTTGCACGTTTTCTGTTTCTCTCTAGTGCAGTCTCTAATGTAGTATTAACAAAAACCATATAAGTCTCATATCCAAGTTCTTGTAATTTAGAAGCTTGAGAAGTTATTTTATCGTAGTCTTTACCTGTACCATCAATTACCATTCCTAATCGACCATCGATAGCATGGCCTTTTCTTGCACTCGTAACTCTCTTTGCTTTTTTACGTTCTACATCTCTTGGAATCTGCTCTTCATCAGGCATTTTCAAAGACAAACCAGCCTTAGTGAGATATCTCTCAAAAGGTTCATCAGAGTTGATGACTTTAAGGCCCAGTCCTGCAAGAGTCTTTCCTACTACAAAAGACTTACCAGAGCCTGGGCCTCCTGCTAAGAAGACTGCTTTAAAAATATTGGGATCGTAAATCCCCTCTAGGAGTTGCTGAAATGTCTTCATTGTTACTCATATAATTACTGTAATCATATTTATAAGTGTCATAATCTTCATTCTGTATGGTTTCGGGTGGGATCGCTGTACGTGATTGGTGCTGGAAAACTCGTTTCTGTTTTCTTCTTGCTCGCATTGAGACTCCTAGTTGAAGGGTTAATAAAAGTCACCTATACCTCATCATAAGCCTGGGAAGATCCTTGCAGATCTTTTCCGTAATTGTTTCTTCTTTTGAGATAAACCCATATCGTTTGGTGCAACTCTCTCTTGAGGATACTTAATATCTGTTTTTGTAGGAACAGCACTACTTACAGAATCCTTCATTGCTGTAAGGACCATCACGTGCTGTTGAGTTGGATGGTTTACTTGGTGAGCTAAACTTGTTATCAAATATCTACCTGACAAAATTGGATCTGGAAAAGTGTCAACATCACCCGATGACAATGATCTATTCATTGGTATGATAACTTCTATGATATCACCACACATAACATTAGTGTCACCAAAAACTTTCATTTTGATTGTAAAAAATTCACTCTCTAATTCCCTAGAATGACTCTCTTGCAGCCATATCTCTGAAAAATTTGTGTCTTGCGTTCTAGGATGTAAAAATTGTCTACTATCAAAAAAGTCATTTAATCTTTTGTCTCCATCAACTGGAGTCTCAGAAATCATAGGACCAAACTTTTTACTCTCTTGATTGAGTGAGTTTCTTTTCATGAACATATTTTCAATATAATCGTATCCATATTTTTCTGCGTTCTTATTATAAATGTCATGGGTAGTTAATGTAGAAGCAAACATCCCAGCTCTACCATTAAAAAATGTATTAGAACTTTCTTCAATTTCATAACTTAAAATTGTTGTCATGGATTCGTCTATGTTTGAACTATCGTCTGATGGTTGGTACTTGTATGAACGAACATGAGGCATTGATAATTCTCCACCCTGACCAATCAAACTATCCATCGATCTAAAATGAATACCTCTAGGATTTTCAAAAAATAAAAAGTGAGGTTGATTTTCAGGAGTAACTGCATGCTTGGCCATAGTGTTAATTACTTGATACGGCCTTATATTAGGAGCCACATAATTTTTTATGTGGATTGAGTTGTCGATATGAAGTGCTTTCTTACAACCAAGATACCTAGAATCTGCAAGTAATTCCTCTGCAATCTGACTAGGTGTAGCTTGAAATGATTTTGAAACTTTTGTTCTAGTATTCCTATAATTTTCTAAAGTAGTGAAACTAAGAAGGAGAGTTTGACCTCGATTTGTTCCTTGAAATCTTTTATCAACATTGTAGATGACCGCATTATAAGTGTCAAAATCTATCGCAAAAGTTCCTGGCGTTCTGAGCGAGAATAAAAGTCTCTCTTGGCCTAATATCGGTATGATTGAAGCTGCACCCACAGCATCATTTATCATGATACTCCCATACATGAATGGAGAGTCTATAGCCTGAAAAATATTCAGTTCTTGGACTTGTTCTGTGATATTTACGACATCACCAGAAGATCCTAAGATTGCAACTTCACCAAGATCATAATCTCCTGCTGTTTGTATAGTTTCTCTTGTGGGCATTATAATAGATTTTTAAATTCTTCAATGAAAGCACCAAGATAATCATTTCTTAATAAATTTATTGATCTTTTTTGTTCGTTCAGATCAATCTCATAATCATAGTTAGTGACTGTTGTTGCGCCAGGTTGAGTGGAGTTACATTCAATTGTTTTAGTAGTATCACCAGATGTTTGTGGTATGGTATAGTGATGAGCATCATAAAGTGTAGATCCATACTTGTCTTCCATATACAACTGCATTTGTCTAGTGGACTTTGGCCAATCATGGTTGACATCAGACAAACCATTCGTCATCATAACAACCCAATGATAAAATGGACTACCATGATGTTTATCTGCAACAATCTCAGGACTCTCCCCTTCTTTGACATCATAAGGATCTAGCATTACTACTTCTTTTTTCACAGCTGATCGAAGGCGAACTCTGGAAAAAATATCAGTAACTAATTTAGGATTATTGTTTCCTATGGGATCATAAAGGAGAACAGGAAAGTGAGTAAAATATGACATTAGAATCCGTCCAGAACATCTTCTTTGGTGATAAGTTTAGTTTCCATGAAATCTAGTTTGAAATCAATTTCGGTAGGTGGAGCTCCGTTCCTACCCTCATGTGGTCTAAATGTTTGATAACCATTCGGAGCATAGTTTACGTCTGCATTAACAAGCACACACGTTGATATCTTATTGAACCATGTATTCTCTTCACCTCTGAACATATAAAAAATATCAAACTCAGAAGGAAGAACATAGTATCTACCAAGAGTTCCTTTCTTTTTCTCTGGTAGCATGTGAAATCGAAATGTTCTAATAATTTTATCAATCTCATCTGATTCTTGTGGAGTCTTTGGTGAGAACTTCCAAGTGTAGGAAAACTTACGAAACCCTACTCCACCAAACATGACTTCCATAAAATTATTAGATGCTAAATTTTGCATCTTTTGTTGAGCTCCAATGACATCATTTCCAGATTGTGCAAATGCATCTTTCGCAAGTTTCTTTGCTTGTTCTGCACCAATCTTCATTACGTCTTTGAATCCTTGTATTCCTGCCGCAGCAGCTCCACCCTGTAATTGAGCTGATCGATTAGTTTCAACTGCTTCTAGTCCCATACCTAGTGAAGTTCCTAACTCTGATTCTTTATATGTTGCCATAGTGTTCATGACTATTTGTGGTGGCATATAAAGAACTATTGCATCATTAGTTCTTCTGAGTCTATTTGTTTGACCGAATAATTTAGAAGCAGTTCCTTGATGAGTTGGTCTTGCAATAACTTTATCAGTTTCGCCTGGTTTCCATGATCTACCTTGTTCATTGTAACCACCATCTCCACTATCTTTTGAAGCAGAAGTTCTATTTTCCAGTGCTTGTTGTAGTGGATCTCTTGCTCGAAGGGAAAACCCAGAAGCACTCGTTTGACCTCCTATATTTTTTGTTCCTACACCATAAGTTTTACTGCCTGATGCTTGATTGTCATACTTTGTCTCAGAGGGAACATTGATATAGAACATCATGTAATGTCCTAAGTCAGATCTAGACTGTATGTCAAGTGGATATTGTAAAGTTGAATAACTCCATCTACCATCGATCTCCATGTGAGCAAGTGGTGCATTTCCTACTTTACTTTCTCTTGCTGGGGATTGAGTTCGTACAGCCTCTTTATTCTTTGGTGCAAGGCCGAACCTTCTCATTTGTTGTGCTACAAAGTTTTGCATAAGTATTCCTATAGATAGAAGTATTTATGTCATATAAAGGAAAGTATCGACCCACGAATCGTAAGAAATATCGGGGTGATGTAAACAACATAATTTATCGTTCTCTCTGGGAGAGAACCTTCATGAAGTATTGTGACGATAATCCTGACATCATAGAATGGGGATCTGAAGAAATTATCATCCCTTACGTAAGTCCGATAGATGGAAGGAGACATCGTTACTTTCCCGATTTCTTTGTCAAGACATCAAAGGGAGATAAGTTTCTGATTGAGGTCAAACCTAAAAGTCAAACCAAGCCCCCCAAAGTTCCCAGAAGAAAAACAAAGAGATTCATATATGAAACCCATGAGTGGGGAAAGAATCAAGCAAAATGGGAAGCTGCAAATGCAGTGTGTCAACGTAATGGATGGAAGTTTATAATATTAACCGAAGACCACCTAAAGACACCTAAATATTTAAACTATGGCAGATGAAGTAGCAAACAGTTTCCTTTCGTCCATGAAGGCAAAGGGTAGAAAGGCAATGGATTGGTTCAAGAGCATTGCAAGAAAAGCACAGAGAGCTGCAGTGCCTGGACGAACAGGTAGAAGAGAAATCATGGATGATAGAAATACTGGAATAACCAGTTCTATCAGTATTGGTAAAATGTACCTGTTTCAATATGATGCAAAATGGGCAGAGAAACTTCCCTATTGGGATATGTTTCCTCTAATACTTCCTTTTGATCTTGCAAAAGGTGGATTCTTTGGAGTCAATCTACATTATTTACCACCAAATGCTCGTGCAGATTTATTGATAAGATTGATAAAAGCACAAGGTAGGGGAAAAATAGATTCACGTTTTACTTTGAAACTGTCATATAACATAATAACAAATTTTAGGCCTGCAATACCATGTATCAAAAGATACCTCTACACTCAAGTTAGGGGAAGAGGATTCTATGGTATAACAGGAGAAGATTGGAGTTACGCAGCTGCACTTCCATTACAAAGTTTTCAGAAGGCATCTACAAGAACAGTCTGGCGTGACAGTAAACGAATGTACTAAGGGTAAAAATGGCAATATTTAGAGATGGAGTAAAAGTAGGGAAGTTTGATGTTCGTACTGGTCTATCCAAAGGAAGGGCTCAAGGAATACTAAGAGAACTTGGAGTCCTTGAGAAAAAAGACACAGCAGTAAAAAGTTCTGGTGGTGAGATAGACACAATACGAACAGTCGTTGGTAGGTCAGAGGGATTTTTAAGACCAGCTAACTTTAAAGTTAGATTTAACTGTCCTTTAGGGATTCGCCAGGCTGGATTAAGGAGAGCCCAAAGTAAAGTTGCTAAAAATAGTTTAGATTTCAAAACTCACATTATGAATAGATCTGATAGTACAGGGATATTTGAAATGTTTCAAGAAGCAAGATCTACCGCTCAAAGTGTGTATAGACCTTTTGGGGTGGAAGCTGGGGAAAGATCAGAATCCAAATTAGATTTATTCTGTAGTAAAGTTGTGATACCAGAAAAACAAATTACAACAAATCTATATAAACACGCATCATCTCCTAACTTTCCTTTTCCAACTGGAGTACAGTATGGAACAATAACTACTACATTTTACTGTGATGCAACTATGCAGATAAAGAGATTCTTTGATGCATGGCAAAAAATGATATACAATGATATCACTGGTAATATGAATTACTATAATGAATATACATCAGAGTTTGACGTATTCACAAGAGCTACTATTGCAGCAACAAGTGGAAAATTGGCTCCATCCAAAATAGGTGGAGAACCACTGAGTACAGCTGATAAAATAAGTAATACGATCAAAGGAGCAACTAAAAAATTTGATGAGTTGACAGGGATGGAAACTAGAGATTCATCACTTCAAGCAAAACATGATATACCTAGAACAAGATTTGTAGAAACTTATGGAGTAAAAGTATTTGAGTGTTTTCCACAAATAGTAGGGCAGATTGATTTATCGCATGATGCAGTTGATCAGATTGCAACATTCGATGTAACGTGGTCTTATATGAAATGGAACGCATTTAAATTAGGAAATCTTGGTATCAAAGACAGAGGAGCTGTCAACCTCGCAATTGGGGAATTTAGGAATGAAAAGGATGGGTTTCCTTTCATTGAAGATTTACCACCAGAACTATCGGGACCATTATCTGGTGCGTTGAATCAAGGCTTTAATACAAGTGCCGCATCCAACTTCAGCAATTTAGTAGGATGATTAACATTATAACAGTGAGAATATTATGGGTTTACCAAAGGTTAATACACCTGAATATAGATTAACTATACCTTCAACTGACAAGGAGATAAGATTTAGACCCTTCTTAGTACAAGAAGAAAAACTTTTACTAATTGCACAACAAACTGGCACTGAGAATGCCATGATGGATGCAATCAAACAACTCATTGAGAATTGTTGTTTCGGTGAGTTGGACTTAGACAAGATGCCGATGTTTGATATGGAGTACATCTTTCTACAGATTCGAGCAAAGTCTGTAGGTGAAGTAGTCAAGTTGAAAGTAACTTGTCCAGATGATAAGAAAACTCAAGTTGAGATTGAAGTTGATTTATCAACAATACAAGTCCAAATGTCAGAGGATCATGATGCTCGAATTCAATTGACTGATGACATTGGATTATTGATGGCTTATCCTAGCATGGGAACCATGATAGGAATGCAAGGAAAAGATATAAGTGGTAAAGAGGGAGTTGATGCTCTCTTTGATATGATTTGCAATTGTATGTATCAAATATGGCAAGGTGAGGAAGTTCATGATTGTATGGACTATACAACTCAAGAAAAAATGGATTTTATCAGTAGTCTGAATCACGATCAGTTTGAAAAAATCCAGACGTTTTTTGATACTATGCCAACTGTAAAACATGAGGTAGAAGTACACAACCCTAAAACAAAGAAAAAATCTAATTTAGTTTTACAGGGTATGAACTCTTTTTTCTAATAGCCCTCTCACACATAAGTCTCAGTAATCATTTTGATTATTGTTTTTCCATGATCCACCAGCATAAGTGGAGTTTGACTGAAATAGAAAATATGATTCCGTGGGAGAGGGATATTTACCTCATGAAGATGCAAGAATGGATAAAAGAAGAAAACGAAAAAACCAGAGAACATAACAGGAAATATGGCTGACACCAATCCAGCACTAGAGACAACTCAAAGAGAAACAATACCTCTCTTAACAAGAATCAGAGATGAACTGATGATTGCTAATGGGAAGGGAGATCTTGTTCAAGAAATGAGAGAAATTCAAGAAGTCAATGCTCAAATTGCAGCAAATAATGAAAAGTATGATGCAATGAGGCGACAAGCTGAAGCTGAACTACAAGAAGAAATAGAAGCAGGAAATCTGAAAGCAGTAGAAAGTGACAGCACTCTTGGTAAAATGTTGAATTTTCTAAAATTGGGATATCAAGATGATATTACTGGAAATAAAATTGTAACGCAAAGTAACACTCTTCTTGGTAAATTAGTTGGAATAGCTGAGTGGGGTAAACAAAATACAGAGAGAATGCAGAAGGCAATGAAATCTTTGCAAGATGGTGGAAATAAAATGATGAATGATCTTGCATCTAAAACTGGAAAGTTTGCAACTGACATTCTCAAACTTCTTCTCACTGGTGGAATACTATTTGGATTATACAAACTCCTTGAGTGGTTGTCAGAACAAGACCCAATGAAACTGTATAATATGGCTGTTAAAGCTTTTGACAATTTCAATAAGGAGTATGGTGGATTTATTGAGGGTATCAGTCGTTTAGCAGCTTCAGTTGCTGTATGGAGAACTGCTAAATTTCTAGGTGGGGTTGGTAAAGGTTCATTGTGGTTGTTATGGAATTCTATAAAAATAATATTTGGTGCAGGAGGTAAATTTGCAACTCTTGCAGCTGCTGCGGTTGGATGGGCAGGAAGTACATTATTTGGAGAGGAAGGTGCATTACGTAAGACATGGAGAGCAGTCAAAAAGATATTCGGTGCAGCTGGATTGTTTTTTGACCTTCTTCAAATAGTTGGAAAGTGGTCAACAAGTGTCATATTTGATCTTGCAAAAGCACCAATTGTTCTGGTGTGGAACGGAATCAAAGCAGTTTTTGGTATCAACGGAACGATAGGACAACTACTCACACAAGTTGTTGATAAATTTAAAGACTTCACTGGTTTCGGTCCCGATGGTGCATTCAGGAAAATGTGGAAGGGGATCACAACATTCTTTGGGGCAGAAGGAAAAGTAGCAAAAGTCGTTACTGATGTTGTCGATAAATTCAAAGACTTTACTGGATTTGGACCAGATGGTTCTTTTCAAAAGATGTGGAAAGGTATTACTGGATTCTTTGGTATGGGTGGTAAGATCGCAACATCGCCTGGGTTTTTACTAACTGCTGAAGAGATGGTAGATCTGAAAAAGATAGGTCTTGATGAAGCAGGTCCATTCAAAACTCTATTCAAAAACATAAAGGCATTCTTTGGTCCAGAAGGTAAGATAGCAAAAGGTTTTGCTTTGATAGCAGATGCAGAAGACTTTGTGGGAGATCAAAGTGATGTTGCCAAGTTGTTCAAGTTTATGAAGAATATTTTTGGAGCTGAGGGTAAGATTGGAGTTGGATTCAATAAAATTAAAGACCTCATTCCAGACTTCACTGGTGAAAAAGGTATAGTAACTAAGGTATTCAATTTCATAGATGGTATCTTTGGAGAGTCCAGTAAATTTAGTACTCTCTCTACAGCACTAAGTGGATGGTTTGAAAAATTTAAGACATTCTTTAATTTTAGTGATGATGCAGCAAAGGGTGGAGCTATCAGTAAACTTTTTGGATTTATCGGTGGAATCGCAGATACAATTGGTGGAACTGTAAAAGCAATTGCAGACAGTGCTGTATTCAAAGGTATCAAAAAAGTATTTGGAGTAGCTGTAAATGTAGCATCAAAAGCCGCAGTTTGGATTGGTAAGATATTTGCACCTATCGGTTGGATTATGGGATTCGTTGAAGCTGTTACTGGATTCTGGAGTGGATTTAAACAAAAAGGAGAGGGTGATAGTAGATCTCTAGGTGATAAGTTGATGGATGGACTTGCAGGAGCAATTGACGGATTAGTTCAGTTTCTCTTTATAGATACCTTAGTATTGTTTCAAGACATACTAAATTTTGCAGTAAGGAAACTTAATGATCTACTCAGTCCAAAGCCGGGATCATTATTGGCGAAAGCATTTGATTTTCTTGGTTTGAATTTTACACCAATTGAAGAATTTACTTTTGGAGATGATGCTTCAAATGCAACAAAATCTTTTATAAATCGAACTATAGGTTCTGGTAAACTAGATGATGAAGGAAATTTAAAAGAAGAGTTTAGATTAACACCAGAACAAATAAAGAAATTAGAAGATAAAGGATTTGACGAACTTGAGGAAAGAACTCCTGCAACTGGTCAAAACCAACCTACTGTCAATGTTGCTCAAGAAAATGTTAGGTCTGAGACTAACCAAAGAAACTTTCTAAATGATCAGTCTCAGGGTAAACTTGCGAAAGAAGCAAACGACAAATAATAATTTATGAAGTAGCTAACTTCTCAAAGTACGCCATTGTATCAGACGTATTTTCTTTTTCAGGTTTACTACTCATCTCTTCATCTTTGAACTGTTTAATGGAGTCGTAACTGAATGAATCCTCAACGTCCTGAGAGATTTGTTCAGCAGTCCTATTATCACTAGAACCTCTGAGTACACGTTCCATCTTCTCCTTCAACTCATCATAAGTCTTGAAGTTAGACGGATCATGAAATGGTTTCAACTTATGAGTTGAATTATAAACCTTTTCACGTTCCTCATCAGAGTCAAGTAATTCAACAGGATCAGCGAACTCTGACTTATCATAGTTCCAGTACCCATCGACCTTACGGATCTTCAGTTTGAAGTGAGCCCCCTTCCACATATCAAATGGATTGATGGGAACTTCATCACTGAATTCAGGTTTCATGGCTTCCATGATCTTATCAAAGATCTTCTTACCAAACTTATACAGGAAGACCCTTCCCTCGTTCTCTGGTCTTTTCGGATCTGACACCACATAGATGTTGGTGTAGTATGACAGTTTCCTTTTCTGTCTACGGGCAGTCTCTTTGTCTGCTTCTGATCCACTATTCCACAAGACACGATTTGCCTCAGAGACAGGATCGTTCTTGTTGATTGTGGTCAGTGAGTTTTCAATGAACCAACCGCCTGGTCCTTGAAATGAATGAGAGAACATCCTAACCCAAGGAATCTCTTCTCCTTCAGGAGCCGGAAGAAATCGAATGACAGCAAACCCATTGCCGGATTTATCCATCTCTGGTTTCCAGAATCGGTCATCGTCAAATGATTTGGTTTCGGGTGAACTCTGTTTGTTATACTCATCTAACAGAGTGTTTAGGTTGGATTGATTTTTGAGTGCAGCAAACGACATATTTTCCTTTCGTATTATCGTATTATTAGTATTAATGTATGAGTGAGAAGGGACCAGCTGGTGATTCCCCCGAGCCCAGGTTCCTCACCTAGTATATGGCTCTTCTGGTTACTCCCTTGACTCACTCATATTTATTAGTCACGAAAACCTTCACCTTTTAAAAAGTGATGTAATCTATGACTAAGAACTATCCACAACAAGTGGATTAATGAATTTGATGCGTATGAGCCTGCATCAACCTTCAATGTGTACTTGGGTTCCATAATGATCTCCAACTACAGGGAAATAAAGTTTCACAATGTAATGCAATCTTATCTGCGACTTCCTTAGATTCTTTTTGAGCATCTTCAGTGCATCTAAGATTACATACCCTTGCAAATGCATAAAGTGTACCAGACCAATACCACTCAGTCATCATACTTTGAGGAAGTATCATACGTGCTTGTTCTGGAGCAACTCCAGCCTCAATCATCGTATTGTAGTTCTTTAGTGCAATGTTCTCTACCTCAGATTTAAGAGTGTCAGTTCTTCTATCACGATTTACCCATTCTACAGTATTATCGCTGGAACCTTGTTTCTTATCAACTGGGCGACCTCTCCAAACATCCACATCGTAGAACTCTGGTGGAAAGTCTACATACCTTCTGCTGATTTCATTCCAAGTCAAACCAATCTGATGCTTGACTAACTGTCTTGCAACAAATACTGGAGCCTTGATATGAAACTGTACTGAACAGTGTCCAAATGGCGACCAGTGATTATGGTCTGCAAGAAACTTAATCAGTTTTGCATCACCATCTGTAAACTCTTTTTTCTTTTTACCAAAAGACACACGGGCAGCGTTCACTACTGTGAGATCGGTGCCCATGTGATCAATCAGAGAAACCTCTGATAACGACATTATCTACCTTTTTTGATAGAAGTTAAGGTCTGCAACTTACGTTGCAACAGAGCGTTGTCATACTCCAGACGCCTTATGTCCTTCTGAAGATTACCCATCCTACTCTTGAGATGGGCAACCTGACGAACTAAGTCTTCTGGATCACGCTTTCGACTCTGTTTCTTAGAATCTCCTTGCATTTTGTTTCATCAAACTTAATGAAGGGTTGACATTTGCGAAGTCTCCTACTAATCCTCGGCCATACCCAAGAATCGTACAACTCTACTTCACGATTTACATAATCTATCCAATTGAGATAGTGGTCTAATATAACCGCTGACTCAATACTCAATTTACCTTGCTGTATCAGAGTAACAATCGGAGGATGTTTACTCTCTGATTCTTTTAAAAACATTATACCAAAAGAATCGAAAATGTCAAGACATTTCTTTAGCTCTTGGTCAAATAATCTTGATATTGATTGATTCTTCTTTTTCCACTCTGTATAGTTTTCCTCAGCTTGATTACTCAATAATCCTTTTGGGTTTACACTATCCTCTTTGGAAAAGTTAGATACAAGGAACTCACGTAGTTCTTTGTCGTATCTCTTTCCAAGTTTGTGGAAGAAGTACCGATCATTCCTATGCATGAATGAATCTTTAGAAGCATTGACTGCACCATTGTATCGAAAGAAATCATAAGATTCCTGTCCGAAATGCAGTTTGATTCCTAGATACATTTTATATGCATCATAGGCTTCCATCATAGTGGTAATGTACTAGATTTTTGTAGGAAATGAAGATTCTCTGCCTCGACTTGAATCTTCTGTTTGAGTGATTTATTTACAAGTCTACCAAGAGACTCAGGTTCAATATTGTTATCTTTGCAGTATTCTAGACAAGCATCCATATACGTTAGATGCTTCTCTGCAACCATCTCTTCTATCATTGTAGAAAATTTGGTTGGTGTCAAAAAACTCAATTCCATAATGTTTGGGGATAAGAGGTTAGCCGTCCGATTCTGTTTCCACGCTCGGACGAAGCGCAGTTCAATTACGCCGCCATGGCGTATTGAGCAGATGTATAATCAGCGTTGTTTGCGATTATGGTTTGTGAATCTCCACAGCTCCTTCACTTCCAATCGAACTCTATTGCGGCCCCATCACAAAAGCACAGCTTCCATAATCCAGATAAAAATAGCAGCACTACCAAAAATAACGAAAGTCAGAAAGATGTGATGTCCATCCATAATGCTCTCCTATGCGTTTATGGTGGAGCCGATCGGAATTGCACCGATGTCTTAAAAGTTATATAAACTGTATCATTGACTCGTTAATATTTATTATATAATAGTGTTTTACAAATGTCAAGTTATTTCTCACCATTTCTCATAATAATACCAGCTTCTACTTCCATAATACATTGGGGTAAAACACCAGCTGAAATCTCATCAAACTTTTTAACAGTCTCAGGGGAACCATTCTCGGCTTCATGAAACGGCATAGAATGTCGTATTGCATCTACTACACAACCACATACTGCACGTATGTCATCAGGCCACATTCCCTCTGCAAGAGATTGATTCTGTTCTACAGTTTCCCAACAACCCTGAACAAAACCATAAAGGTACGTTGTTGGATACCAATATGGAGTAGCTCCGTCTGGATGAGCATTTAAACTCGTTGCAAACAATAAAGCTACTCCTGTCAATAGTATTTTAAATTGCATCTTTTGGATCTGGTTCTGGTTGATTCATTCGTTCTCGCATTTGCATTTGCATCAATTGTGTTTCTTCTACTGAACACTTGAATGAAATGTCATATATAATTCGAGCATTCATGGGATGAACAGGATTTTTATTAAAATCCTTCATGAATGTATCATAGTCATAATCTGTAGATAGTACATCTACAATACACTTACAAATATTGTACAAATTTTCGGGCTGATATCTTAAACGAACATTGGGATCATGAGACATTCTTGTAAAGAATATCGTTACCCAATAATAATATTGGTCAGAAGTCCAAGTTTTTTCTTCTACTGTCACGTTGTCCGTGACAACAACTGGTGTTTGTTTAGTTACACATCCTATCATTATAAAGCAAACACAAATAACAAAAAGTTTGCTTATGGTTTTCATTTACTACCTTATTATACCTTCCTTATATTCGACCTTACCAGCCACTTTCATTGCGGTCATACACTTCTTACGATTCTCCATAAGATTATAACTACAATGTACCCAGCCACTGTTCGGGTCTTTTCCATTATAAAACTCCAGAATGAGCTGATCAAATTCAAGATTATCCCGAATCCATTCTGCAAGATCTGGATTAGACACACTGTAACTTTCAAAGTCAGCGGCCTGTCCATGACAATGCTGACTCCTATCGGAACCACCCACTGCCTTATTCAAATCTGGACTACGATAGCCCGAGTTTACTGTAATAACTCCAAATTCATCCCTGACAGGTTGAAGCACATGAATCGCAAGATGAGTCATGTTCACCAAATGTTCAAGATCCTTTGGAGTATTATCTATACCAGACCTTTCTGCCGTTGCAGATTTTGTTAATTCTCTTAGACTGAAATTCTTAGATAATCTAATCTGCATTTGACTCCTTTTTCTTTCTGGGTTTTCTGGGTTTCTTTGCAGGAGCTTTCTTTGCAGGCTCCTTTTTCTCAACTGGTTTCTTTCTAGGTTTTCTTTTTTTAACCTCTGGTTCCTTTTCCAGAGTTTTCTTTACAGCTTCTTCCAAAACTTCATCCGTTGTGGTAATCTCTTTTGGCTGAGCCTTCTCAATTGGTTCTTCTTGCAACTCAGGTTTTAAGTCACCCCAGAACCATTTTTTTAAATTATCAAACCAACTCATAGTCTCCTTTATTTAAAATGATTTTGCAAATCAATATAGTCTCCAACAAACTCACCATCAATCACAATTTGTGGAACTTGTGTCGATTTAGTTTGCTTCATCAAGTTACCAAAGAATCTTTTATCTGCATTTATCACAGTATACTTCAATCCCTTTTCATCTAGTAACTTTTTGGCATTCTCACATTTCTCACAATCTGGAATTGCTTGGTGCCTAATAATCACATTACCACTTAATTCAACATTCATCTCAGTCTGAATCTCCTAAATGAGTATTGTACTTTTGAACGATATATGACCTGACAAGTCCACTACGAACAATATCACCTATATCAAATTCACACGAATGGAACTCTTTCATTTGATCAATTATTTTCATGAAGTTACCAAGTCCTGAGCGTTCTTTCTCTTTTGTCAGATCTGATTGATCAAAGTCACCACAAAACATAATCTTGGAGTCTTGGCCAACTCTTGTCATGATGGTATCAAGTTCATGAAAGTTAAGATTTTGACATTCATCAACAATGATGATTGCATTATCCAAAGTAATTCCTCTCAGAAACGATGTAGATAAAAACATCATAGAACCTTGTTGTCTCAACCGATCATACAGAAAGTCAAACTGATCCTCTGTAGGCATCTTAAACATAAACCTCACCATGTTATCGTAGGGAACTTGATACAGTGCAGATTTATCTTCTTCATCACCAGGCAAAAATCCAATCTCTCTTGTTGAGATCAAAGACCTAACAACATATACACACTGGTACTTCGACTTAGGATCTAATACTTCTTTCAGAGCATGATATAAGGTGACAAAAGTTTTACCTGTTCCGGCTGATCCATACAAGAACAGACACTTACCTTTCTTGTATTCTTTTATTACCTCTGTCTGGTTTTTGGTGATACCTTTCACCTCAACCATATCTTCAAGTTTTATTGTGTGTTTTTTACTCATACATCTAAACTATGGCCTGGGTTATTTCGTGCAATCTCTTTCATACGATCTTTCCACCCATCGCTGGTATGTTGCCTCCAAGAACCTCTCATGGAAATAGTGGTGAGAAGTTGTGGAACAAGTTCAATGTTTCCTTGACCACAAATCTCACACAATGTATCTACAGGGATATTTCTATCGGCTATACGATGAACTTCCTCAAAAGTATTATCACACTCGTTACATTTATATTGGTATGTTGGCATAATTTCTCACTTGCACATATAATATATAGGTTATCTATAGAAAATATGATCTCCTATTCTTCCAACTTTTGGAAAAGTCTTGGACCATTTTGGACTTACTGCATAGGTATGATAATACCTTGCACCTTCCGTTATATCTAACCCTTTGGTTTTGATAGCACTATAGGATTCGATTGCCAGAAATGCAATCTTATCTGATTCCTTATAAGCTCTTTTATTTGCTACATTATCTACTTTACCATCACAGTACCAACTGAATTGGCATCTGTCACGTTTAGGATGACCACTTGGCCAATGTAGACCTTGATAGACAACCTCACAAATTGAATTTGGAAATTGTTTATCATGTACTCTATTCAAAGTTACCATTGCAACAGCAAACTGTCCTGCAAATGGTTCGTTTCTTGCTTCGAAATATATGTTTCTTGCAAGACACTCTCTTTGTTTTGTTGCTTCCATAGCAATAGTTTTGTAACTCCATTTTGGAACTACATCATGATTGACACTTGCATCTGCGACTGGCTCTGCAAATATAGTCAAAGAAAATAACAAAACAATGCTTATGAAAATATTTTTCATATAACCTTGTTCTTCGTGATCCTCAATCTCTATAATAAGAATAGGGAACATATTATAATTCACTTCGGCGGATCGTTTAACCGAAATACATTGCTAAATTGTGAGGGGGGATTGTTACAATGAGGCTAGGTTGCCGTCCTCACATCCCCGACCTTGGATTTGCATTTTTGACTCCCTAAAAAAAGACTGTACTATATTTATACATCCTGTCTTTGGTAATCATCATTCCAACCAAAAGCTTCTTTAACCACTGCATCAGAGAGTCCTTTGTAGGTTCTATGAAGGATTTTGTCCTTTGCTTCGATGACTACTTTTGCTTCGTCTTTATGAAGACCTTCTAACATCTGAACAAATAGTTGCTCTCTTCTCATGGATTGTAAGCTAGGATCTCCACCTTTACAGAACCTATAAAGTTTCTTATATTCAGTGGAAAGTTTTGTATGTTCAGTTCCTTCTGGAGCTTCATTCTCAATGAAAGGTGGTGGGCCCTCTGGAAGTTCTGATGTTATCTTTGGATCGAAAGACATCTTACAAACAGATCTAAGTGCATCCGAATCGTTGGTTTTTAGTATCTTAATTTTTTCAGGTTTGGTCTTTGCATTGTTGACCTTCTGAAAGATTTCACTAATCAATAATGTTTTCACTTTTATTGATGGATCTTTCTTTGGTTTTTCCCAAGCCTCCTGCCCAGAAGGTTGTTGTCTTGTATCCATTACTACTGTCATATTAAAAATCTCCTATGGTTTCAATTAGGTTATTAAGTCTCTTTTCCACAAAGAAGTTTAGAAGATCTCTTCTCTTCCCTTGTGGCTCTTTCTGATACTCTTCCCAAATCTTTTCACATAGACTTGGTGGAGTTTCATTCAGATCTATAAGTTTTTGGTTTCGATGAAAGTTTCTAATTTCCGTTTCAGACCTACCACTTATCTCTGCATTATGTAGTACAAAATTTTCAACATACTTTTTAGTGATAGGCTTCTGACGAACACCATCTACTATAGAGTTGTCAGCAGATAGAACATTCGGTATTCCATCACTCTTATCACCTCTCAGAATATGCTCAAACAAATATCCATGAGGTTCAATCCCATTGACTAGTTTCTTAGTAACAGGACTCCATTGATATACATTATCATACTGATGTAACTGAATGAAGTCTTTATCACTAGAAATGATCATGACCTTTTCATTTCTAGATTCAGTTCTAGAAAGAAGACCAATGATATCATCAGCCTCTGCACCATCTACCTGTACAAATTTATATGGAAATACAGTCTTCAGTTCTTCTTTGATTGTTTCAAAGCAACCAAAGATCTGAGTCCAGTTCAGTGGTGATTCTTCTCGACCTGTCTTTCGACCAGCCTTATATTGTGGAAAGTGTTCTCTTCTCCATGAGTGAGGGGAGTCACAACAAATTACTAACTCTCCGTATTTTTCATTGTACTCTGTACGATACATACGAAGACTATTCAGAACCATGTGTCGAATAAAATCAACATCTGCTTCTGTCTGTCCCTTCTCCATTGACATCATAGTAGATGCCATCATTATCTGAGATAAATCAACTAATATCATAATTATACATGAGGTTCAGTGTGGCCGTGAGACTGTTCAGGTTTCACGTTGTCAGTATGACATTTGTTATGTTGAATATTTTTCTTGGGCCATATTGCAACATAAGCCATTGAGGTAAAACAGATCACCGCCACGATGACCATGGCGATGAACATCATCATAAAGATCATTTCTTAGGTCCGTATAAAGATTTAGTTACACCGATTAAGAAAATTGCAGAAACCCCAATACCACAACCAAATATAATTGCACTATTGGGGTCATTGAAGAAGTCAATCAGTAACATCTTCTCTACCTGTTTCTATCACTCTAAAGGCTCCAAGAATGGAAGGAACCCAAAGACCGACATAGATTCCATAGAGTTTTGCATCTGGACTGTCCATAAAGAAGAACAGATAGATGGATAGTGCCAAAGATAATACAGTGGCAATAAGTACATACTTATGAGATTGTTTCATAATAATTTATTATTAAAAGTTGGAGCTGATGATAGGAATCGAACCTACGACCTGAAGTTTACAAAACTCCTGCTCTACCAACTGAGCTACATCAGCCTGCGATTGGATCGGGTGGATCGAAATCATCCAAGTCATCTAACTCATCATTTCGTTCCATCCATTCACTGAATCCCACAACGTCAAAATCACCCTTGATGGCTGGTTTACCATCAAGAGTCTTTGAAGTTTGTAGGGATACAAAACGATCTGCAAAATCCTGTAGAGGATGACTAATATCTCTCTCATACTGGATTACTGATCGTAATACTTCACCTAGAAACGACAACTGAGCAACTGTACCCTCATCTACAATGTTTACACCATTCTGCTGTAAATTCTTGAGACAAGAATACATGATCCCCTCTGCAAGTTGTTCACACCATGCAAAGTTTTCTCTAGTCTCTGCGGCTTCTATATCAACTTGTGGGGGATTCTCAGGTTTGTAGTTACTAGGAAATTGTAGGACTTTTCCCATCTTCCATCTCCTTTGTCCATACGGCAAGGAGATCTGGATAAAAAACTCCTACAGTACGTTTGGGTGTACCATCTGGATTATATGCCATGGCGACACACTTAGGAACCACTGTATGCTCCTCATTTGGTCCAGATAAAGGACTGATCCAATCACCTGTCTTGAGGTAATGTTCACAGTACCTTATATACGCTTTCTTACTGTCTGCAAGATTGGATGCCTTTTGTTTGTCTTGTGGAGTACTTCTGAAACTCCTGGCAGTCTTGTTGAACGCAGCTACCTGTTCTTTGGACTCCTTGATCCAACCCTTCACAGTCTTGAAGGAATAGTTATGATCCTCTGGAAGTGCAAGTACAGAAGAATGAATATTCTTGTACTCAGCAGGTTTACGTTTTGCTCGTGCCCTCTCTAACTGGTCACGAAGTTGTTGTTTACGTTCTTCACTGATCTTGCGCTTAATAGCCATCACAATCCTCAATTACAGGTTTTACCCATTCGATCAAATCATCACCATCCCAATGATAGTAGTAATATCCCTTGGAATAAATTGGAACATTACACTCCAACTCATTTGCAACTTTTTGAGCTTCTAATCTCGCAAGAGAAATATTACTGAATCTTTGACCACTCATCATCATAGCATAGTATATAATAGGAATATCCAAATGTCAAGTCTTTTTTACAAATCGTGTTCACCTGGCAGGGGAATATAGGGAAGATCTCCAGCTCTCTCTGCTTTACGAACTGCCCATTGTTGTTGAGATATGTGTCTGTCTTCTTTCATCGTGCGAACCATCGCCCGAAGACGTTTCAATTCTGCAACCAAATGTGTGATCACCTTTTCAGTGTCACCTTCTTTTATAAGTCTCTTTAGGTACTCGTCTTGTTTATTCATCGTAGCTCCAGTAGGTTAAGTCAAACATATCACCAGTTTCTAGAATCTGATCACAGATGTGAATCGGACTCCTACCAGTATATATAAACCATGTTTCAAATTCAAAACCGCCCGTATAGACCTTCTGGATTTCTCCGAGGCCAAGTTCTACAAGTTCTTCAGTTATCTCTAAAGGAGATTTCACATCAACCCTAACATAGTTAGATTACAACAAAATATTACAAATGTCAAGACGAAAAAGAGGGGAGTTGTTCCCCTCTTTATTATATAGGACTAGAATCTAGATACGAGTCTTGCAATATTGTGAGCAAACGGAAGTAATACAACGGACATCAAGAGATTCACTCCTGTATGAACCATTGCAATATGTTTAGTGATCCCTGTAGGCATTCCATCTGATACAAGAAGTCCTGCAAGCCAGATAGTTCCTGTAGTACCGATGTTAGCACCAAGAACTGCACCTATCGCAGCTGGAAGAGGTAATGCACCACCAGCAACTAGACCAATGATTGCAGTTGTTGATAGTGATGAAGATTGCCAAAGAAGAGTCATAATAATACCACCAAAAAACATATAGATAGGATTACCAAGAAACCACTGTAGGTGATCTATGTTCCCCATAGCTTTCATTCCACCAGAGAACATTTTAAGACCAATATAGAACACAACTAGACCAATTAACGTCTGGATGATAGGATTATTCAATTCCATTTTTTGGACCCTTTTTATGAGTTTTGCTTTCTTTGATACTTTCATGCAAGTATATAGTAATCAATTGTTAGGTTTATGATAAGTATGTATGAGAAATGCATCAACCACATCCGATAGAGGATTGGACTCAGGCTCACACTCAAGAATGTCTTTGAGTTCCATACCTGTCTGATCAACAAATGCATTGTACATATCTGTCTTGGATGCATTTCCTTTACCAGTAGCCCACTTCTTGATTTCAGTAGGAGTTACTACTTTTGGATAGAGATTGTTTTTGTAGAGTTTGTGTTTGAGTAGACCAGTGTTTTCACCAATGTTAAACACTTGTCCCTTGGCTGCAAATGCATATCCTTCTAGGATAATATCTGCATGGACAGGAACTTGACCAATTATCCAGTTTGATATGTAATCATACCGAAACTCTTCAGAAGGCCAAGTCCCAAAGTGAGATCCCTTGATTTTACCATCAAGGTAGGATTTTGCAAATTTTTTGGTTGGAGTTAAGAATTGTATCCTGCAACTTGTGAAGGTTCCCTCACCCACACAAATTGCAGGGGATGTCATGCTATAGTCAATCCCAACTTTCGTCTTCATCATAATCTTCCATATCAATATCTTCTCCACCACAAAATGGACAGCAGAGAATTGTGTATCTGGAAGTATTTAGATCGAACTTTAATTGGTATGTTGCATTACATTCTTGACATGCTATATCAATTTCGGTCATGTGGCCGGGAGATCTACCACCTCACAAACTCCTGCTGAACAAGCAAGTTCTTGTGACGCTACTGTGAAATCCTTTTGTTCATACTCCGAAAGTTTTGACCAATCTACATTCTTTGGCATTTTTCCCATCATTTCTGTATACTCTTGTTCAGTACAATCTTGATATGGAGCCTGTTTGTAAGTATGGTCACTAAATGGTAGAAACGAGATTCCACTGATCTCATCAAAGTTTTCATATACCCAAGCTGCGGTATCAACCCACTCATCTTCTTTGACAGAAATTGTCACTGAAGGTTTGTGTTCACACCAGTTCTGAGCATACACTTTCCATAGTTCTAGTTGCTCCAATGCAGTCATGTCTTTTCTACACACAGCATTTTCTGGACTTGCCATTGGAAAAGAAAACACTGTAGTATGATTTGGTTTAGTCACATCTGGTTCACTAGGAAACCCTTGTGCTTTCATGAACTTAGTAATGGGATCTTTATTATCTCCCCTTACTGTTCTTATATAGTAGGGATTGTGCCTTGCATGGATACCAGAAGCTGAATCAACCAACTGACTGACAGTACCACTAGGCTTAACACAAGTAATCGCAGCAGAATTTGGGATTCCGAGTTTTTCAGACCACTCTTGATTTGTCTTAACAGTTTCATCTCTTAGATCTCTCAATCGTTTATCAAGTCCTCCAGATCCTCCATTAGTGATTCCATTGTCCATGATTCCTGTAAGGGATACTCCAAGTAGTCGCTCTTCATCACAATTTCTTTTCCATTCCCCTGTGAGATATTTGAAATTTGTGAGAGTTGACTGCCAGGTTCCAAGGATAGTTGCAAGTCTAACTTTCTTTTTGAGAGATTGAAGAGTGTCCCTTCCTCTGATAACGCATTCTGTAAGGTTGCAGAATTCTCTACTGCGTAGAATGATTTCAGAGCAAGGATTTGTGCCGAAATCTTCCCTGGCATGACGCCGAATAATGTTGTTGCCATCTTTGTCCTTTTCTTGGTTTAGTTTTTCCGTTGTTCGCTTGGCAGACATACTATTGTAAATACCTCGTTCACCCGATTTGGAATCATAGAGGGAAAGCCACTCTCGCATGAAAGTTCCAACGTCTGGTTTTTCTTTATAATTGACGGAGTTGTTTGCGAGTGCCCTTTGCACGTTTGTTTCCCACCAGTTGCCAGACTTGGCGTAGCGCATTTCTCTATCCCCCAGATTACTAAGACTGATAAGAGCAGAACGCCTAACGCCACCGACCACGACAATCTCTGCGATTTTGCATACAAGATCATGCGCTTCAACTGATTTGAGTTTTCTTCCTTTTGCATTTTGAAAAATACTGATTGAGAATTTGAATAAATCTTCTAGTGGCTCTGGTCCAGATGCCCGACCGCCGAAAGTTTTGAGGGGAGTTCCTGCTGGTCTAACTTTGGAGAGATCCCATGTTGGAATCTGACCCATCCACAGCATACCATAGAGTTCTTTGAGTGCCTTTGCCCATCCTAGTTTGGAATCTCTAACTACGATAACACTCTCTGTTTCATAAAACTCTTCTGCAACAGCTGGTAACTTATTTACATACTCTTCTTCTACCGAAAATCCTACTCCTGTTCCATTCATTAATATGTATAGTATCTCATCGAATGATCTGGGTGAGTCTACCTTTACATAAGAGCAGTTGTACCCTGCAACATTTTCTCTCTTGAGAGCTTCTCCAGCAGTCATCAAACACCTCATACTAGGCATGATGTCCAAGTTGACCACTGCTTTTCGCAATTGTTTCAGGTCTTCTTCTTGTACTTCATAATTACAGGTTTCTTTCAAATGATCTTTGAAAAAATTAAAATATCGGTCTACAGTTTCTTCCCATGTTTCTCTTCGGGTTTTATCATAATCCCATCTAGCATATCTGGACAGGTGAATGAATGATTGGTATTCGGTAGGTAGTTTCATATCTTCTTCCATTTGTTGATTTCTAAATACGCTTGCAAACCTCTGAAGGTTCTGGTTTTTATGAATCCCATAATATCATGGTATCCTGCAAGCACCATATCGTTGATGTCTTTCTGTTTCAAATCATCGGGCCATACAACAACATTATAATTTCGATCTGCTGATTTGTACATCCTCTCTACTGTATGCTTATTTCTTGGTTCGTTATCATAGATAACAGTTGTAGTAGTTGGTTCCAGTTTGAGTAGATTCAAATCTGCACCAGCAACTGCCAAACAGTTGTCCAAGAAAAGTGAATCTAGTGGACCCTCAACGACATAGACATGATCTTCGTAGTTGATTCGGTCAAGTCCATAGATCTTCTCTTTATCCTCAGCAAGTTTTAAAGTGATGTACCTAGGCGTTTCCTTACCGAAAGCTCGTCCTTGGTAAGCAAACATTTTTCCAGACTTGTCAAAGAAGGGTATGACGAGCCGTGGATAGTCTATATTTATACTTTGAAATTTCTCAGGAAACATTGACCTAGACCACTTGTAGAAGTTCTCTGCAAGATAAAGTTTATCCAAATGTTTCTCTGGAATTTTCCTGTGTTCTATATATGCGAAAGCAGGATGGTCTTTTAGATCACTGAACTTTTGTAGTTCAGTCAACTCTTTGTTCTTTGGAGTATTGAACTTTGGGGCTTCAAACTCAAAAGGAACTTTGTCTGGAATCGGTGTATTTCCTCCTGTTTGATTGTTCTTAAACTTCTCCATCGTATACTCCTTATGAAGCATACCATCTATTGTCTTGAGGAAGTTATTGAAGGTGTGTCCTGCGCCACAATTATGGCACTTGAAAAAGTAAGAGGCTTTCTTTTTGTAGATGTATCCTCTCGTTTTGTCTTTTCGTTTATGGGAATCGCCACAAATGGGACAACGAAAGTTCCAAAGATCGTTTCTTACTTTCTTAAATCTTTCAAGCCTAGATATACATAGATTTATGTACTTCTGATCAATATAACTCATTATGTAAAGGGAGTGTTACTGGAGCGCTCCAAATGTTTGTAACGCTGTCATTGCAAAAGTTAATGCGAGAAGGACTCCACCCAAAGTGTATTTCCACTTCTCAAGTCCGCCGATATCCTTCTCATTTTCATCTATCTTATCACAAAGTTTTTCAAATGTCAAGTTTATTTCGTCAGAGATTTCTCTTTTCATGGTACTCATACGAGAATGTACCTCCTTAAAATCTTCTCTATTTTGATTAACGTGCCCTTCAAAAGATTCTGACATTTGTTTGATCTGTTCTTTGAGCACTGCAATTTCTGCTTCTACGTTCATCTAATGGATTTCATAGCAAAGGATTGCATGGCCATGAAACCCTTTGAGTTTTTATTGATCATTTCTTTAAACTTAGACTGATTGTCTTTGTTCAAAGCATCATAAACTTTAACCATGGCACTTGCAGTAAACATATCTACAGATGCTGTCTTTTTGTCTTTAAACTTCACTTTTTGCATCTGTTTATTCTTTACGATATTTCTGAGAACATCCAAAACATCCTCATTGATAGTAATCATATCTTGAGTTTGTTGAAGAACTTGCTCTTTTATACGAGACAATTTTCCCCACTGTCCACCACCATTTCTGTTGAAACGAATACCCCGAACAGCACCAGTTGTTGCATTTTGAAGAACGATCACCCCTTGATGATTTCTTTTAGCCCAATCATAAATTTTCTTTTGATGAGTATCGGCCAGATCTAGATACTTAGACCATCTCTCAAACTTTGTTTTTCCATTTCTGAATTTGTGAAATACCTCATCAGAGACTTTGAAAGTTTCATACTTTCTTTTTTTCTTACTAGCAGGTATTCCCATATTTGGTGCAAAATCTACACCACCGCCTGCAGCAGTCATTTCTTTCATATCTTCTACGATTATCTCAATCATTTATATCCTCCAATGAAACGTATATTTTTTTGTTACTTTTTTGATGAATTACAGGAAAGATATCTACACCTAAAACTCTGTCAGATGGTGGAGTATCTTCGATTGCTGTTACCTTGTCACCTTTCTTTGCATCTATTTCATCATCATCAGCTGTAACCATGTCTTTGAGTGTATACTCTCCAGCAGGTAACATATTTCCAAATCCAACCACCTCTTCAGAAATCGAATCTTGGTAGTTAATCATATTGTTCTCCATCAGATGTTTGGTTATCTGAGGCTCATCCAATCGAATACCATAGTGTTCCCTTAGCAGAAACAGAGCTGTCGCATAAGTTCCTATCTGAGTTCTGACTAGAGGAATTTTACTGAGTATCCTTTTGAAGTTGAATACTAGACGATGTAATAGAGTAAATGCACTCTTCTCATCAGATGACTCTACTTTCTTATTAGTCCTTTTTCCATTCTTATCGATTATTCCTAATTTGTAGGCTTCTTGTTTATCCCAAGGAGTCACTAGTAACTTGAGAAACCTATAAGTTACGAACAAATCAACTGCACGATTTTCATGTAAAGGAGTCATAACTCTAATAATTTTTGTGTTACCAGTTCATCACTCTTTACATGAGCAAGATCATTCTCTGGCATTATGTTTAAAAATTCCATAAAACTTTTTAGTGCAGGCCAATGGTCCATCTCAATCTTGAAGAACAGGAGAGTAGATGTGGCTTCTGCACCAAATAAGTTATTCAGGATTATAATATGATTCAAGAGAAGTCGCTCTTTAAGTACACCAGAGTCTTTATATTTACGAAAAAGTCTCTTGATGTACTTAAATCGCTTCATATCATCGTAAAATTCATTGATACCTTCACAAGACGGATTGTGATAATGCTTGATCGCATACAACACAATGTTGTCTTTGGTCAAATTGTCGAACATGGAAGTTAGATGTCTTCCTCGTCCATTGTATCTGAATTTCTTACGATCTCTGCTTCGACCATTGATTTTCCATTACCACTTGGAGTGCAAGTCACCATAAGTGAAATACCACCTTCAATGTGTCTCGAAATCCCATCATCTTCTTGAAATTCACCATACGGATTATTATCACGATTTACTCCAAAAGCTCCAGCATTATGTCTCATTGCAAACATAGTGGTTCCAGACTTATCTAAATCCATCATTTCAAAGTAGTAACCGATCTTACTCAAGTTGGTTTGTAGTCTTTTGACCGCAAGAGTTGGATTCAGTACTTCCTGTTCTCCAATGGACCCAACATAAGCATTCAAGGCTTCCATTGCTGTCTCAGCATTTGGAAGCATCTCATAATCATCGTATTGTACTTGAGCAGGAGTAAACTTAGTCGCCTCTTCAAGATGTTGTTTGAATGTCTTCATTTCCTTCCTCTATGAGAGAGATGAAGTGGTCACACTGCTGTTCTGCACCCGAAAGTGCATTCAGATTGTTGACCAACTCCTGTCTCTTAGTATCTAACTGAGTGATTGTCTCTCTCAGTTTGTTTATGTCCTCCTGTATGGCGGACTTTCTTGTTTGTATCGCTTCAAGCGAAAGTTCCATAATGTCTCCATTATATAAGGTTAATTATTAACTAGCGTCTACACCCTTACCATATCCAATGGCATTCCAACGGCCGTTTGTAAATAGTAAAGTTACAGATTCACCATCTGCATTGAAAACAATTGTAGTATCCGCTGCTGCTCCATAATTTGCAGGAGTGACAGTTGCTGCTTGACTAGATGATATAGCTTTTGCAACTAGAATCTTTATTTGACCCTGAGTACCATCTGCAAGACTAAAATGACCAGCACTAGTAGTGTTTGTAGCAGTCAAATGAGCAATCGGAGTAGTTACAGGAATTACAGTTTTAGAACCAGTTGCTCCACCTGTCAGATCGTCAGGGGTTGATGTAAAACCTAACCATCCTGCAAGACCAGCAGATGCTCCAGTTGTACCATCAGCCGCAACATCTAGCATATAACTTGCACTTGGATCATTTTTTCCAATACCTACTGAGTGATTTGGGGCATCTGTATGGACCAAAATTCCTGTATCACTATAGACCTGAAAATCAACCGCGGCCGAGTCTCCGTTGATCTTGACATAGTTCACGTTTCCGTTTCCTGAGTCATCTGAAGAATCAACAAAGATTGCTTGTGCAGAATTATTTGACTCTACACGAAAGTCTATGAACTCATTTCCACTTTCATTGACTACAACTGTTGATTCAGCACCTCCAGCTGGAGTTGCATTTGGAATGTCTACCTTGAATGCCGAGATTGAAGTTGTAGGTCCAAATTCAAAATTAGATGTACCTACACTGGATACTGGTGTATCTATTCGAGCAAACAAGTTTGCAAGTGTGATTTTCTTGTTTACTGGTGATGAGCTGAAATCTATAATATGTAACAAGTCTGCAGCTGCTTTACCAGTACTTGTTAATTCGGTTAAAGCTGTTATCTTTTTATCAGCCATAATTCTCCTTTAAAATTAATATGAACCCCCCATGTTTCAGGGGGGAATTGTACTCTAGGGACTCTAGATCAATTATGATGAAACTGTAATTGCAACTGCTGATAATCCCGACAATACGAGTGAAGCGGCGACTGTGTTCCCAGCAGCTGCGGCTTCAGTATCAACTATTGTTCCACTGTTGAGAACAATATTTGATCCACCCAATGTCAGAACATCAGTATTACCTAAACCAGCACTTGTCTTCTCAAACCTCAATTGGTTTTTTGTCGAACCAGTTGCTGTGTAGGAAAGACGATGTGTACCATATCCTCCACCAGAGGCATTATTGTTGGCAATGTCAACGTAAGGTACACCACCTGAAGTATCTACTGTTACTTCTTCATCGTATGTGATTTCCACAAGTATTCTTTGTGTTCCATCACCAGCAGTCATATCTGTAGTTGCAGTATTACCTACAACAAATCTCATTTTAGTAACTGTAGGAGCTCTTAACCCTGTAGTTGAAGATGTTCCTGCAAGTCCTCTAATTGCAATCAAGATTTCTGGATCTGCATTTGCATTTCCATTTCCTGAAGCAGGCGTTCCGGCTTTCATAACCCAACCATCATTAGTTGCGTATGAATCACCTCTATTATAATCGGAATTTTCATCCGTTGGCAGATACTTCGGTTTATTAGTTGCTGAAGCATGTGCTTTTCCCCATAGTGCCATGGCGATCTCCTTGTAATTTGTTGTTAATATTTATGCAAAACCTAAATTCTTGAGTCTTGCAATTGTTCTATTTACACTGGTATGGTGGATGCCAATCCCACCCTTCGCTTCCCATTCTCTAATATTCTTCGGGTGGTCATCCACCAGAATGTTTGGGGCTTGTGTCCGTCCATCCCTTGCAAATTTCTGTTTCTCTGATCTCATGACCAGATTGATTCTACCTCTTGGTAGTGGTTCTACATTTTTTTTCAACCATTCCTCTTTCCCTTTTGCAGAATTAGGCTCGGTTCTAGCGTATGCAGACATAATGCTAGGTTCATAGGGTTTCAAAAAGTTCCAGAGTTTCTTAGATCCAGGCATCCACTCCAGATCTCTCCAGAAGTTTTCAGTCTGACTAATCTTGTTCCATCTCTCAGGCTTTGGAACATCACCCAAAGGTTTCCCATGTACTTTCATGGCACCCTTCTCAAGATTGACAAGAACACCATCCATGTCTAGATAAACATGAGGTAACTCAGATTTGAGTTCATACTCGACTAGGAAATTTGAGAGTTGTTTCATCTTCTAGCTTTCATTCCACCAGATTTAACTTTAGTTACAGTAGTTTTGGATCTCTTAGTTGCTCTTGCGATCTCTTCTGGAGATCTTGCAACTTTCTTTCCTCCTACTATTTTTTGTCTAGCAATACCCTGAGCATTTCTCTGTATACTTTGTTTCTTCACAGCCAACTTTTTTCTCTTCATTTTTTGGTCAGTTGTCATGTGCTTTCTGATTGGTCCACGTACCACTTTTGTAAGTTCTGCAACCAATTCTGTAAATGTTTTCATCAACTCTCTTCTGGATTGATAACCACTTTATCTTGTGGTTTCTTAGTAAATGTCTTTTTTCCTGAAACCGGCTCTGGATCTTCACCCTGCTTTGCTTCAGTCCAAAGATTCACTGAACGATCTCTTGAGAGAGTATTCATATATGCATTCATCTGTAAGGCTAAATCGTGATCTTGTTCTTTACTCATTGCTTCTTCTCCTTGTTGTATTGAGCCCATGCGATTGCGTAAGGTGCAGATGGGTCATCGAATTTTTTCTTTAACGCTTTTACTACTTTCTCCTTCCCCGGCGGAGCAACCTCAGGCATCTTCTGATCCATGAGGTTTATATATGTTGATAACATAGATGCATAACTCTGTATTTTTAATGGATTCAAACCAGCATCCATCATCTTCTTGTATATCGCAGAAGCGACATTCATTGGTAACTTAAACTTTTGTGCCAGTTTAGATACCGATTCTTTAGTCATCTTGACTTTCTCACCAGGCGTAATCTTCTTTGTATGTCTTAGATACTCAGGAGTGCCTGCTTCATAAGCCTCTCTCCTATACTTTTCCCAAAGGTTCCTATTCTTGAGAAAATGAATAGCATCTGGGAGTTTATTACTCTGACTTTCAATCTGCCGAGCATCCTCCAACCAAACCTTGTGTAGAGAAAAATCTTCCTGAACTATGGTAACATAGTTTGTTCCACGTTTAACAACTTCTCCCTTATAACCATTCTTCACATCTTCAACCCATTCTCCGATAGTGAATAATAGGTTCTGAAAATATTGCTCTCGTACAAACTCTATATCGTTCATCTCTGATACAGGCTTGAAGGGTTTGATCTCCCTCGAAATACCCATACCTCTACGAACATCGTTGAACAGTTGAGTACCATCATATCCTTTTGGTAATCCCAACTTGAACGAATCATAATCCCCGCTACCAGCCGCAGCTCTCATCTTCGATGCAGACATTCCTGTAACACCCTCTGCATCTGGATCTCGCTCTCCAGCACTAACTACTTTAATCTCTGAATAACTGTAGTATCCATGCCGTCCATTGACTCCATTATATTTGTCTAAAAGGTTCTGGAAATCATTGACACGATCACTACCTACAACCATGACTAATCGATCATGATCATTTAAATGTACTGCAACGTCAATTGCAGTTCTCAATGCAGATATAGAATCTTGCCCTCTCATTTCTTTTGGAAACATCTTGGACAAATAGTGCATCTTCTGAGTATGGGTCAGAGGATTCTTCTTTTTATCCTGTGAGTGACTACCAAAGATATGTGCTTTACCACCCTCTTTTCTTGCAACTCTTGTAGTTGCTTGTAGTAACTTTTGATGTCCAATCGTAGGTGGATTGAACCTACCGAAAGTAAAGACAGCAGTTTTACCTACTGCCTCTACAAATTGAGAAAACTTCTTCATGTAACTTCTGCGTTTTTCTTTGCTTTCAATTCTGCAGCTCTCTGCGTATGTGCTTTCTTAATGACCTTTGCAAATTTCTTTGCAAGTGCCTTATACTTACCACCCATTTTCTTTGCTGCTTGATCTGCTCTTTTTTCAAGTTTTTCTTTCTGGGATACAGAAAGATCTGCAAGATCCTTACCTTTCCCAGCTAATTTTTGCATTACAAATTGTCTTGCTCTCTTCATCCCTTTCTTCAAGGCAGCATCTTGAGATAAAGCTTTGAGTTTGTTTTTTTCTTTTCTGAATTTAGTAGACGCTTTCTTTCCAATGATCTTGAGTCTTCTTGCCATGGCTTTTCTTGTCCCAAGATCAATTTCAGATATTTGATCTACTTCATCTCTAAACTCTTCAAAAGATTTCATTTGTTCCTCAACAATTTCTTGACTTGTGCATAAAGAGGGGAATCGGTTTCCTCATATTTTGCCATAAGTTTCTTATCCTTTGAAGGCCCTTTACCCTTCACTGTATCTTGTGCAGGAGTGTGATCTTCTTTTTTCGTATCTTCTTTCTCAATAGCTTTAGAGATTGCTTTTCTCCTTTTGTGAAGATACTTATCCGTAGAATCCGTATCACCATCATTGTCAATGTCTTTATCTTTACGATCCTTGAACTTCTTCTTGACAGCTTTTGGATCTACCTTATCCATTCCATCTCCATCATCAGACTTATCATTGGATGCATCTTCTTTTTTAGTTCTACCTTCAACGACTTGTTTAATGGTTTCTTCGATATTCATATTTTCCTTTTCTGTTTCCTCAATGTACATATTGAGTTCAAATCTTTTGTTGTCTAAATTGGCAACCTGAACATGAAGTTTTTGTTTCTTGTTGGTTCCCAAGATATATTTGTTTGTCTTTCCAGACGATGGTTTCTTTGGTCCAGTTGCGACCTTATTATCGATCTCATCTGGATCTACTATAAATCCTCTCTTCTTTGCATGGGCGTATGCGTGTTGCATTGCAGCTGAGAATGTCTTGTGATAGAGTTCGTAGTCAGCCTCATTGATGGTTTCCTCTTTCATAGGTTTCATTCCAAGTTTCTCACGATAAACATTCACTTGTTTGATTAACTCTTTCTGTTTTGGTGAATTTGGCATGGCTTTCATCGCCTTGGTTGTGAGTTTCATCATCATTGCTTTATCACTTTCTTCAACATGATCAACTGCACCACATTCACCACAATGCTCGTTCATCATCTCTTCACCCATCATTTTCTCAAGTTCTTCTTTGTCCTTTGCATCTAACTCAGCTTCTTTCTTTTTCATCACACCATACTTTTTCAAAAAACCCTTCGTAACTTTATCAATCTTTTTCTGATCGGGTTTGTCACCTTTTTGGATCTTACCACCCTTTGCTAAGAATGCTTTGATTTCTTTTTCATAGTCAGATTTCTTTTCGTCAATCTCAACTTCTTCACCCATCGCTTTCATAAGGTAATCTCTTGGATCTGTGTCCAAAGTTTTGATGAATTTCATTGCACCTGCTTTATCACCTTTCTTCAGCATTGCAGCCGCTTTCATCATATCTTTTTTGTCAATGCCTCCATGTTTTTTTGCATAGGTTTCGATGTCATCTGCAGCCATCTTCATCTGTAGTGCCATGCTTTCTTTCATCGACTTCTCTAAGTCATCAGCTTGTCCTGCATGAGCTTGACTTGCTTTCTTCAGCATCTTGACTACTTTTTTGACCACTGGTTTGTCTTCGTCATCCAAAGCTTCTTTGACAGGTTTTCCACCCTTGGAAATAATTCCATTCATTCCTTCTTTCTTGACTTGTGCAAGAAACTTCTTGGCATCTTCCAAAGACATAAACTTACTGACCTTAATTGGGCCCTTCTTTGAAGAAGCATACTTGACCTCAAACTCAGGTTTTGCTTCCTGAAGGTCTGGTGTGATTCCGTCAACAAAATCGACTTTACGAACACCGACTTGTTCTCTAACTTCTTGGACTGCTTCTGTCCAACTTTTTGAATATCTCATGTGACTCCTATTTGTCCCAATTCTTTATGGCTGTAAAATTATTAAATGAAAATTCTAGTCTATCAACTAGTTTGACAGCCCTCTGGGAACTGTCTGCGACAACATACCCTTCGGGCGATGTAACTTTAAATCCGTCTTTAGTTTTGATGAATGTACTCATTCCTAACTGTTTTATACTATTTAACTTTTTCACGATTTTCATCTTTGCATCAACAATATGCATCATAAAAGTCGAAACTGCAACCATGTTTGAAGTATGTTTTCGCAGTTCCTTGAAGAAGGCTTCTTTTCTTTGATTCCACTGTTTCTGTGATTTCTCAGTCTTCTTCGTGGCTGTAATCTTTACAAATGCATCATGCACAAATTTAAAGTATTCTGCAATATGCATTCTAGGGTTTGTAACTGTCTTACCCTGTCTTATCAAAGAATTATCGTAGGTCTTCCATTGTGCAGAAGCAGGTAAAGTCTCCTGCAAAGTTGCAAAATCTCTGATCTTCTTTGAATTAATCTGTCTAAACACTTTTCCTGCTTCAGACAGATGTTTCGTCACAGCAGCTGTCTCTGCACCTGTGAACTTTACTGTACCTGACAAATCCTTGTATTGAGCATTCGTATGCCACACTGAAGGAACTTGTTTAAGTGGTTGATCCATTCCAAATGAGGCCGTCATACCCTCCAGTGTTTCACCCTTATATGTTGTGTGCCATACGATACCGACCTTGGACTTCGAGATTTTACGACCTATCTCCGAATCCTTAGGCACTGCATACATTATAGTATTGGGCTGGAAAGTAATGTGATCATCTATCTCCGAACCCAATGTGGATTTTAAATATAAAAGATCTCCTTGAATAACATTCTTGATACCTAACTTAGAAAACTCTGTAAGTGCGACCTTGAACATATCTCCAAGATATCCCCCAAGGTCAATGTCAGATGCTTTCTTGTAAAGAATCGGATTCTTGTTGAATACTGATTTCTTCGCAACAAAGAACTGATTATCTGAAGGATCTATTCCTGCAAATATCGCAGGAGCTCCATCCCACTTGACACTCATGTTTACTGATGATTTTGACTCACCAGCAAGCATATCTCGTAGAGACTGAATGAAATTGATTGCGGCTCTTCCACCCTCTACACCATTATTTAGGATCTCATCTTCAATATGTTCAAGATGTAGGTTCTTGCCTGGTGCCTCTACAAGATAATCTCTAAAATTTAACATTGGTATTGACACTCATCTCAGGTTCAAATTCCAAAAATTCTATAAGATTTCTATATGATTTTTTTACAAACCTTTTTATCTTCAGAAAAAGTTTTTTGACAAAAGATACTAAACCTCGTATCATTCCTTTTACTTTATCCAAAATTCCCTCAGTCAAAACTTGACCTTCGTATGGGGCAAATCCCTCATCAAGCTTATTCACAATCAAACCTACTACAGACCAATATCTGTATTCACCAGTTTTTACTCCACGTTTTTTTACTGATGTGGTTTTGAATCTTACAGAGGGATTCATTTTTCTAGCAACATGAGACACATAGTCTTTATCACTTGTGGGAACAAAATTTACTTTATTTCCATCCCAAGATGTTGTCAAAAACCAATCTGCCGTTCCTTCGTTACCACCAAATTTTACCTCTCCTGACATTGCTTCGTATGCAAATGCATCTGCAAAATCTGGATTGGTATTAAAATATGATTGCAAATCTGTTTTGAAAAGTTTATGAGCTGCATTTGCAGTCATCACTGCTTTGTCTTTTGCATCTTTAATTGCTTGATCTAAATTTGATGCAGCCACGCTGGATGGTGCTAAGTTATTCACCATATCCTCAAGAGGTTTAACGAACTTATCTTCTACCACTCCAACCTTATCTACTGCTGTGTAAAATGTAGCTCTTGATTCATTTCTCCCCCCACTCATCAGTTGAGCAGATGGTCCAGATTTCAATGAAATTTTATACCTACCTATTTTTATATCTGTTTTGGGAGTTTTAGTTGCTGCTGGGACTTTATCTGGTTTCCAATATTCAGACCACTTAGATGAGACTTGAAGTTGAGATGCACCTAACACCTCTGCTTTACCAGTTACACCTTTCATTTTGAGAAATTCAACTACCTTTTCTGCACCCTGTCTCATGTATTCAGTATCGTAAGTGCCATTCCAAACACCAACGATAGCTTCTTCCATATCCTCACCAGTGCTTCTGCCCTCTGAGATATATTGTTTGAATGTTTGCATTTTGTTTTAGAAAAAAGGGAACCAGAGACAGTAAAGGCAAGTTGTATCAAGTTCCCATGTGAATATAATATACTGTTAAGTATTTATATTAATTGAACTTCCAATCGGTGGTATCTAAGGCTTTATCGAAGGCAGGAGTATCATCTTGACCAGAATCTAGAATGTCTTCTTGTGCAGACTGTTCACAATCATACAACTTCATTCTCGCTCTATCGATTCCGACAACGAACTTTTTGTTCTTCGTTGGGTCATTGTACCGATTTTTGAGTTGCTTAACGAGAATCTGATTAAGTTGTTCCAACTCTTCAGTCTGGATGAGAGCGAACATGAAGTCCGCTGTAGCAGGAAGACCAAAGCTCTCACTGGTATCCTCCAATCCGATATCAGAATTTTGATATCCCGAGCGAGT